GGCTTCAATCACTAGACGCTATTATCATCGACAATGTAAGAGTACCGGAGGCAGTTTTAGAGTTTACAGAATATGAGTATGAAATAGACAAACAGGGGAACGTCCTCTCAGGCTACCCACAGGGACAGGCAGACCACTATATGGCGGCTGTTAGATATGCGCTTGAAATTATATGGAAACGGAGGGGAATGTAATGAATATATTTTTGAAGTTAAGGAGCTTGTTTATGAACCTATTTAGATTATACGACGTTGAAAAAATTACCGGAATTGGTACTTGCGTTAGTGCTGAAATGAAAGAGGCGATTGATCAGTGGAGTAATATTTATTCACACACTGCGGAATGGAATGACAAATATCCTTCATGCGGAATTGTTGACTCTATTACTGGGGTGTTATCAAGCGCAATCGGTGAAGAGATAGCAATCACAAGTGACAACAAATACATTGAACCGGTAATGAAAAAGCTGGATGAGAATTCCTTTAGCTTGGTTTCATACATTGTTGCTCAGGGTTCTTGTGTAGTACGTCCTGTGTTCGCTAATGGAAGACTGCAGTTTGAGATTATTCCGCTTGGGAATTACCTTCCAACTGCTTATGACTTTGACGGAACAATGACAGGATGCGTTATACTTCGTCATTTATTCTTTGACGGTGAGAAATACTTACTGTTAGAGAAGCATAACTATGTAAACAAAACGCACGAAGTAATGACACTTCTATACAAGGTTAAGGGCGGAAAGTTACAGCAGGCAGGGCTTGAAAGCTTAGAGCAGACTAAAGACCTAACGCCATATTACGCATGGCAGAATGTAGAAAGACCAATGGTTATTGAGTTCAGAAACCGAGCTAACAATAAGATAGACGGTACGAAGGTTCCTTGCGCTATGATATGCGGAGCCGAGAAACTTATAGAGTTAGCAGACAAACAATTCTATAGGCTTAACTGGGAACAGGAAGGCGGGGAAATGAAAGTCTTTGCCGATGGGGATTTATTCAGACCGATACAGGGAAGGGATAAAAAAGAAGTAAGGGCAGACATTGACCCAGAGCTTCAAAGGCTGTTTGTAAAGTTCAACGGCGACGTAAACGCGACACAAAAGATTATCACTCACGCACCTACGCTCCGTACAGATGCACAGGCTCAGGCACTGCAGGAGATATTCAAACGCATTGAACAGACTTGCAATATCGGAGCAGGTACTATATCAGACCTGCAAAAGACAACACAGACCGCGACACAGTTTACCGGCGGAAAGAAAGCCTTTTACAGCGTTGTAGATACGATTGAGGCAGAGCTTGAGGAAAAGTATAAAGACTGTGCATATGTGTTTGCTTATATGGCTGGTGCTTATATGGGTGTTAAGTTTGACCCTGAAATTACTGTTAAGTTCAACGACTTAATTCGAAAAGACCCGATGCAGATGAAACAGATTGCTATGCAGGAAGTAACACAGGGCATTAAAGACAGGTACGAATACCGCATGGAGTTCTTCGGCGAAGATGAGGCAACAGCACGCGCAAAGACACCTGAGCAGGTAGTCAATACCTTTGGACTGTAAAGGACGGCTGAATGCTAACGCCTGAGGAGCTAACAAGAGCAAGCGATAGACTCACAGATATATACTCACAGCTAGAAAAAGAAATCATCGGGGAAATGGCGGCAAAGATTAAGGCACTCGGCGACCCTGACGCCATCGACTATCTAGCGAGGGCTTATAAGGATGCTGGACTATTTCAAGGCGACGTTACAAGGCTTATAGAAAAGTATGACCCTATTGTTCAGAAAGAAATCAAAGAGAGTTTTGACAAGTACATAGAGAAATCAATAAAGACAGATAACGAAATAATCAAGAAAGCTGGACTTACTCCGGCACTTGCAAACGAGCAAATACTTCTCACGGAATTAAACAAGACAGCAAATACGCTGCGCAATCTAACACTAACAACAGCAACGACTTCACAGCAACAGTTTATCAATCAGGCAACACAGGCTTATATCAGGGTAAGTACGGGGGCGTTTAATTATAACAGGGCTTTAGTCTTGTCAATTAACGATTTAGCACGGCAGGGGATTTATACCGTCGAGTACACCGGATCCGGAAAGGTTGTTAAAAGAACGATTGAGGGAGCAGTTCGGGCAAACATCATAACAGGGATAAATCAGACCGCGACAGCGATAACCGCAGATAACTGTGACAAGCTGAATATTGACCTTGTAGAAGTTTCTGCACACTCAGGCGCAAGACCTAGTCATGCGGAATGGCAAGGTAAGGTATATTCGTTATCAGGGAAGACTCCGGGTTATCCTCCTTTTAGTATTTGTGGTCAAGGAGAAGCAGACGGAATCGGAGGAGTAAACTGCAGGCATTCTTACTATCCGTACTTAGGCGGGGAGAGAATGTATTCAGACAAAGAGCTATCACATATTGACGATGAGAAATACAAATACAACGGTAAGACATTAACGCAGTACCAGGCAGAGCAACAGCAGCGAGCATTAGAGCGAAGTGTGCGGAGATACAAGCGCGAGGAATACGCAATGGGAAAAGCTGGCTTGTCAACATCGGAGGCAAGCGCAAAGATAAGGGAAGCACAGGGAAGAGTTCGAGACTTTACAAAACAGACAGGATTACGACGAGACTATGACAGAGAAAAGATTGGGATGTAACACTTGACAACTATATATTTTTAGGTATTAATGTTAGTTAAGTATAATAGTGTTAGTGATAACATACATTAGTTTAGCGATAACTTAAAAGCGCAAATCCTAGCCGATAGTAACAGGCTCAAAACTACTTAAGAGGACAGAATGAAAACAGACTTTTTGGCAGGTTTGGGAATTGATGAAAAAGCAATCCCGCAGATTATGGCAGAGAACGGAAAGGACATCGAGCGAGTAAAGGAAAAGTTTGCAGACTATGATGATCTTAAAGCACAGCTCAAGACAGCACAGGAAAAGATTGCTAGTTTTGGAGATGTAGAAGCGATTAAAGCAGACGTTGAGAAATACAAGACCGAAGCAGAAACCGCTAAAGCCGAATCTGAAAAGAAAGTTAAACAGTTAGAACTGCGATGGCAGGTTAAAGAATTTACAAGCGGTAAGAAGTTTGTAAACGAATTGACAAAAGAAGCGATAGAACAAAAACTGTTTGAAGCGTTATCCGGAGAAGACGCAAAGGGTAAAAACCTTGCGGACCTGTTCGGAGAGTTTACGAAAGACGTTAAAAACGTACTGGTAGACGAAAACGCACCGCAGCCGCCAAAGGTACCGGACATGGCAGGAACATCTAAAACGGGTTTAACCGGTGTTGAAGCTGCCTTTCAAAAACTTAACCCGACATTAAAAGTAGACTAGGAGTATACATGGCTCATACATTACAAGACAGATTCGCATCTTTGGTAGATGCAAAATTAAGAGACACCTTGGTACAGCGCAACGGTGCTGTATGGAATAACAGATATGAAGGCGACCCGAAAGCTGGTGCTGTAAAAATCCCTGTACGTGATACCGAGGTAACAGTAGCCACTTACAATAAGGCAAGTGGAAAGGCGTTAACACAGGGTGCAACATCATACATAACCGTAACAATCGACAAAGATTATGCTGTTAATGAAATCATTGACGGATACGATGCAGCAGCCGTTCCTGATAATCTTGTTGCAGACAGATTGGACTCAGCAGGTTATTCGCTTGGTGTGCAGATGAACAGCGACGGAACAGCGGTTCTTGTTGCCGGTGCTACACCGATCAGTAATGCAGCTGCACTAACAGAAAATACTGTATATGCTGCGTTCGTAACAGCACGCACCGCATTATCAAATGCCAAAGTACCATTAGCAGGAAGGTTTGCGCTGGTAACACCTGAATGTTACGCGCTTATTTTGCAGAGTGCCGAGTTTATTAAAGCTTCTGCACTTGGCGACGCTGTAGTTCAGACAGGCGCACTCGGACAGATTGCAGGCTTCAATATCTTTGAAGATGCAACCCTTCCCGACACTTCGGTATTCATCGTAGGACATCCCAACTGGTGTACACGAATTGAAGAGTGGGCTGTACCCGTAAGACTTCAATCACTTGAAGGCTCAGGCACTTTCATTGGTGCTTCCGCTGTACAGGGAAGAAAGATTTACAAACACGCTGTAACAAAGAGTTCAACGCTACTGATCAGACCGACAATGCTTGACCCTGTTTATACAATT